CACCGAAGGGGTCATAACTCTACCCCCACCGTACAATGTCACTGCAGTCCAACACGCCTATTTATTGCGGCGCCGCGGTTTTCCACCGCCGCCGAAGGACTACTAATTGTACAGCCTGGCCAAGGGACCATATCCCTAAAGATCCTCAAATACTGATGAGCCAAACCTCCGCAGCTCATTAAGGATCTCGTCCTCTCTCTTACTGACGTAATCTGCAGGCAGATAACGCAGTTCTTCCTCCTCTCTACGCGCGGTCAACTTCAAAGACCTCAACTTCCCAAGATAGGAAAGTCGACTCCAGGGCTTCACAGCCCTGTACGCGTAGGTCCGACGTACACACCCTACACTAGGGTTGTATACGTCTCTCTTTCTACTCCCCTCCCGACCATATCTCCACTGGTGGAGATACATGGCAATCTTTTCGTCGGGATCTAGCTCTCTCCGGACAGCTAGAAGTGATGTCGAGGCCTCTGTTGGGGGCCCCGGAAGGCAGGTGAAGAACCTGTTCGACATCGATCTTTCCCTTTCGTAAGCTGGGTAAGATCTAGGGTGTAACCCTAACTGGGAAGGTAGAAACCCCCACTTCTTTCCGATTCTTGAACGAACAAACGCATTCGTCCATTCAACAGAGCCACGGACAGCAGCTGCGCCGTGTAGCATGCCGTGGTAATCAGAAAGAAATCCACCTCTCCGCAAGTGGCGAATCTCACGCCACTTACCCTTTGAGTTCTTTAGGAACGCTGTCGAATTGATTTCGGCGACACTTCCAGATCGAATAGTCTTCATGTCATTTAACTTGTACCCGCGAGGGTATGAAGACGCTTCGAGGTAAACGTTTGCTGAGACGAGTGTGTCGTCTCCGTTTACAAGAATTGTGCCTTCTCTCCCTGCCAGCGCCCAACGCGCCGCGAGATACGAATGAAGACACAACAAAGGAAAAGAGAGGTAGCTCCCCATCATCTGCCCATGCGATACTTCCCGTTCCTCTCCGCCGCAATCAATAATCGGTCGGAGTGACTGATGCGCCCGTAAGCGCACCGGTCCTGGAATATTGCGGGACTTTCTAAGCAAAGTCCCCAGTATCGCCTCTGTCACATCTAAGGACAGGTTGTCTGTGGCGCTCACCAGATCTACTGAGGTCTGGCAAGGGTAAACACAGGCAGATGAAATTACCTTCTCCGTCGGAGGTCCGACAAGTCTCCATGACTGCTTCATCAAGACAGATTCAATCGTCTTATGAAGAGGCGCTAGTATTTCGACACTTTCATCATAGATTACTAGTGGTCTACTCTTCCCAGCGCTCATGACAGCCTTGTACCGGGCACGAACTGGCTCATCCACAAGAATGGACTTGCCAGTTAGGCACTGCCGACGGAAAGATCTCCCCTTCCCCGCAAAGTAATGATCAGCTCTCTTGCTGTTCATACGAGCGGATGCATTTGGACAATGACGCCAGACAAAATCGGCATAGTTCTTGTCCCAATTGTAAGGGAAGATCTTCGAAACTTCCTTCCTAACAAAGCGAAGGTAGTCAGAAGGTGAGGAGGGGGGTAAGGAGAAAGCGTTCGCCTCCCAAGACGAACGCTCGGAATTTGCGCAAGAAAGGCAGCCTGCAGGCAGGCTACGCTTCAAGGACGAGACGGAATGGGCTAATTCCCATCTCTCATGCTTGCGCAAACGTTGCAGGGTCGAAAGCCCGTCCGAAGACGGCCTTTGGCGTCGGGGAAACTTGACGCTGGGCCTCTGACGGCCTTGCAACAGGAGGAAAGAGAGGAACCTTGATAGATCCGTAGGTCTCAGATCCGGTAGCTCAGAGTATGGAACTCCATACCTGATCCGAATAAGTCTGAGACCGTTGGAAATGGTCTCTCTTGTGTCGAGGTTCGCGCGTTTGCACGATCGACACGTTTGAGCCTCAAAACCAGTA